CGTAAGAACAAAGTTTACGGAAAGGCTAAGATAATGGAAAATACTCCAATGGGTAAAATTGCATATGAACTAATTAACGAGGGAGCAAAACTTGGAGTTAGTTCTAGAGCAATGGGTTCATTGGTTGAACAAAATGGTAAGAAAATAGTTCAAGGTGATTTGATGCTTTCTGCTGTTGACATCGTTGCAGATCCATCTGCTCCCGGTGCATTTGTCAATGGAATCATGGAAGGCAAAGAATGGGTTTGGAACAATGGATCTTGGTTGGAAAAAGATCTAATTGAAGCCAAAAACATGATTAAGAAAACATCATCAAAAAATCTAGAGAAAAAAGCATTAACACTGTTTGAAACATTTATCAAAAATCTTTAATGCTTCGTTTTTCAAAATACATTTCTGAACAGCCTGTCTCTGGTGCAGAGGCGGCCGCGGCGGCCAGAGCAAGAACATCTGGAGTCGAAGATATAGATCTAGATGTGTCTTCTCCTGCAAATCAAGCAAGAAGATTGCAAGACATCAGAAGTGGTAGATTTGCATCAACAACAAATTTGTCTGCTGTAGAGAGATCGTTGATGCAGCCAAATCCACGCAATACACAAAATCGCAGGACTGGTAATGTAGTAATTGATCCAACAGAAAACCCAACTTTTTTTAATAACAACCCATTAGTAAATACAGCAAATTTAGGCAGATCTATTAATTCCCAGAGAAATAGAATTGAAGGAGGTTCAGAAGTAAATGTTCCTCCTATGTTAGATCCTTCCGTTTTAGGAAGACCCGCTGTTAGTGCCGCATTGGGAAGAGAGGGAAGAACTCCTACCCAATTTGCTGTTCCTCAAACAGTCGGAAACCAAGGAACTGGTTTTAGTGGTGTTGGTATAAGAGCACAAAATAGACAAGCCGCTGCTGCACGACTAGGACAAATTCAAACATCAAAAGGAATGGGTATAATGAGGACCCTACTTGGTGCTGTTGCTTCTTCGATGCAAAGACAAGACATTAAAGCAAGAAAATTTGGAGCGAGCGATAGAGCAATAGGTCTTGCATCAGCAGCGGTGAATACTATTGGACAAAGCAAAATAGCCCAACCACTCGGTGCTTTAGCAGGACGATTAGGCAGAATTCAACAAAGAGTTGCTGGTGCTATTCGTCCTAGTTATGGAGTGGCTACACCCACAACTCCAGCAGATGAAGCCCAAAGACAACAAGTACTACAAGGTGCTGCCATGAACGATGTTCGTCGCAGACAACAGCAAGCCGGTCTGTATACTTCTGTTGAAAAAGAAATGATACAACAAGCAGATACACAAAGAATTCAAAATAGAATTACACAAGACAGACTTGCCACGCAGGCTGGAACCTTTGAAACCCCAGAGCAAATAAGGGCAAGAATGTCAGGACGAACAACTACATTATCACCACAAACAATTGCTAGAGTGGGAGCAGCAGCAACCACTGTCGGAGCAAATCGAATAGTTCCAAATTAACTGTGACCATCAATACGGGCTCAAAAAACAACTTTTAATAAATATCAATAGTTCTAAAAAGGACAGGAAACTTATGGAAAAAAAATCAATGCCAACACATGCCGCTAATGGTGCAGCCCCAATGACTGCCGACGGCAAAACAGTACAATGGGACCCCTTCCAAAACTGGGATTCCGATGGTGCAAAAAATCAAGCAACCCTAAGACCCGCTAGCGTTCCACCAGGACCAGGCGGAGAAGCAGCCCCACAAGGTGCTGAAAAGGAAGAAAAGAAAAAGGAATCAATGGAAGAACATTTGAATGCTCTATTCAATGGTGAAACTCTGACTGAAGAATTCATGAACAAAGCAAAGACTATCTTTGAGGCCGCTGTTAACGAGCGCGTCAGTGAATTCAAGGAAGAAGTTCTCGCAGAAGCAGCAAACGTAGTTCAAGAGGAAGTCGAAAAGGCTGTTTCAGAACTTTCAGAGAGACTTGATGATTACCTCGGTTACGTTGTAGAGGAATGGATGGAAGAGAACAAACTAGCAGTAGAGAACGGCATTCGCACAGAGATTGCTGAAAACTTTATGGCCGGACTTAAGGAACTCTTCGAATCTCACTACATCGAAGTACCAGAGGAGAAGTACGATGTTATCGACGGACTCTTTGCTGAGAATGAGGAATTAGAATCAAACCTCAATGAGCAAATCCAAAAGAACATCGATCTCGAAAAAGAACTACTTGCTTATCAAGCAGGACAAGTTTTCTCACAAGTCGCTGACGGACTCAGCGATGTTGAAGTCGAGAAGTTTTCTTCTCTAGCCGAAGGTGTCGAATTCGAAAACCTAGAGCAATATGCAGAGAAACTTAACGTTCTCAAAGAAAATTACTTTGTAAACGCCCCAACCGTAAATAACCTCGTAGAAGAAACAACTGACAAGAAGATTGCACCAGAAACAGGCTCAAGCATGGGCGTTTACTTGAGCACTCTGGATCGTCTTGCCAAACAAAACAAACTCTAATTTCTAAACACAAACACTAAGGAGAATATAGAAATGGATTTTTCAACAAACTCATCATACGATGTGCTAACCGAGAAGTGGGAACCCCTACTTGCTCACGAAGCACTTCCACAAATCGGAGACAGCTACCGTAAGAAGGTAACTGCTGTCCTCTTAGAGAACCAAGAAAAGGCTCTCCGAGAGCAATACCTCACCGAGGCTCCAGCCAACGCAATGGGTGGTGGTGGTTTCTCTGTCACACAGGCTGCTGGTTCCGCAAACGCCAACCTTGCTGGTTATGATCCAATCCTAATCAGCCTCGTTCGTCGTTCTATGCCAAACCTCATTGCTTATGATATCGCCGGCGTTCAACCAATGACCGCTCCAACAGGCCTTATCTTTGCAATGCGTAGCAGATACGACGCCCAGAATGGTGCAGAAGCGCTCTTCCAAGAGGCTTATGCTAAGTTCGGTGGTAGCGGCAATACATCAAACGGTGCAGCATTCTCTGCAACTGGTGGTATTGATCCAGTCGGCGAAACCGCTGGTGATACCAAAGGCGCTCGTGGAACAACCTTCGACATCAATTCATTCCGTGGTCTTCTAACAGGAGTCGCAGAAGATCTAGGTGGTTCTGGTTCGCTTCCATTCCGTGAGATGGCATTCAGCATTGAGCGTATTGCTGTAGAAGCAAAGACTCGCGCTCTAAAGGCTGAGTACACCACAGAACTCGCACAAGACCTCAAGGCTGTTCACGGTCTTGATGCTGAGGGCGAACTCGCCAACATTCTCAGCACCGAGATTCTAAACGAAATCAACCGTGAGTTGATTACAACCATCTATCGTGTTGCTAAGTCTGGTTGTCAACAAGGTGATCTAAGCACCGCAGGTCGTTACAACCTCAACACCGACTCAGATGGTCGTTGGTCTGCTGAAAGATTCCGCGGCCTCATGTTCCAAATCGAGCGTGAGTGCAACGTAATTGCTAAGGAGACTCGTCGTGGAAAGGGTAACTTCATCATCTGCTCAAGCGACGTTGCAAGCGCCCTTACAATGGGTGGCTTCCTCAACCTCGCCCCAGCAATGACTGCTCAACTTGACGTTGATGACACCGGCAACACCTTTGCTGGCGTTCTAAACAACCGCGTCAAGGTTTATATCGATCCATATGCTAAGTTGGGAGTTAACTTCTGTGTAGTAGGATACCGTGGTACATCTCCATACGATGCCGGTATATTCTACTGCCCATACGTCCCACTACAAATGGTAAGAGCCGTTGATCAGAACACCTTCCAACCAAAGATCGGGTTTAAGACTCGTTACGGAATGGTGGCCAACCCATTCGCTGAGAGCACAAACATCAACGCTCTCGGTGGCAACCAATATTACCGCATCTTCCGCATAGATGACCTCCACGGTAACACTGGTTTCGGACTCTGATAATTAGTTAACAGGGGAGAAGGATTGGGGGGAGTCGAAAGACTCCCCCCTTTCTGTTTAAATAAATACTAGTATGGCGACAAAACCAGATATAGATTTTGTATCGGACATAAGTAGACCAAGTAATCACAATTACTTAAGTAGTAACTTTTTTAGGTTGTCAATAGGCAGAGCACCAACTGTTGCGTATTTTGCACAACAAGTATCTCTTCCATCTATATCCTTGCTAGGATTAGAGCAGCCAACTACTCTAAGCACCACCGTTAAACTCCCCGGAAACAGTTATCAGTTTTCCTCTTTATTAGTTAATTTTCTTATTGATGAAGAAATGCGTGGTTGGAAAGAAATCTATGATTGGATCACAACAATAGCCAATCTAACATCAACTGAAAACACAGTAAAACACAAAGACAGAACATCTGATATAGTTTTATATTTAACAAATAGTTCATATAAAGAAAAATTTGAAATTAAGTTTATTGGTGCTTATCCAGAAAGTCTAAGTGAAATACCACTAAGCATTCAACAAACAGACAATGTGCCATTAACGGCTAGAGTTTCATTCAGATACACCTATTACGAATTTAAAGCATTGACATCTGTATAGGCTGTGATATAATTTCATTATGACTTTTGATGATTTAAAGGCAATGGTTCAAAAAGATATTCAGTTGGATCAAACACAACTGGATCAAGAATCAGCAAGAACCCCACAAATACACAACAAGTATCTTCTATTCTTCATGGAAGAAAAACTGTCTCTTTCCAGAATGACAAGCGAACTTGATATTCTGAGAAAAAAGAAGTGGTTGTATTTTAGTGGAAAGATGACACAAGAGGAACTGGATAAAGAAGGCTGGGATCAATTTGATCTTCATATTCTAAAACAAGATGTAGATCGCCTAATTGATGCAGACGATCAGATCATTAAACAAAGACTCAAGGTAGATTATCAGAGAGAAAAAGTTAATTACCTAGAGAATGTAATCAAGATTATCAATAACAGACAGTGGAATATTCGATCTATCATAGACTGGGCCAAGTTCACTAACGGGCAGTAAATAAATACTAGTATGCCCGATTTGATTATTGAGAATATAAATTCCGTTTATATAAAAATAAATTGTGACAGAGGAATTGCCAAAGAGTTAAATCAATACTTTACCTTTGCTGTTCCAAATTATCAATATACTCCGGCATATAAAAATAAAGTATGGGATGGACAAATAAGATTATTTAATCTATTAAGCCATACAATATACGCAGGTTTATTAGACTATGTGATCAAATTTGCCAATGACCGAAATTACACAATAGAATATCCAGAACCAAT